CAATATTAGAAAGCTCATTATTGAGATTAGTAAATGTAACCAAGCCATCAAATGAAAAAGAGGTAAACGGAGTGCTGAATGAAAAAGATTGGGTGCCGTCATAGGTTGATTCTGCAACTCTAAATCGTGACGCCCAATAAGTTCCATCTGTTCCGTCCTGCTCCGGCGGGTTAATTGACCACCCAGAGGTTAGTGTAGACGGGCCGCCTAAAGGGTCTGCAAAGGGGTCATCGCCGCCGGCAGCATTAAAATCATAATCAGTTGCGCTTGGAGTGCTAGGCTGGCTGGCGCTTGCTGTTTGGTAATAAACATATCCATGCACTGCTCTAGGCGTAAAGTTTTCCTCTCTGGCGTCTGTCGTGGCAGACACAACAGCAGAGAATGGGCTGGCGTTCCCGCTTCTGTCGATTGCCTTTAACTTGTAAAAGTAATCATCGCCATTTGCCAAGCCTTGATCCACATATACGCCATTCACGCTTGGCTGTGCCGCAATAGTGGCAATGCGCGAATAAGCTAGATTTGACTCAAAGGCCATATAGACATCAACAAAGGCCAAGTCCTGATCGCTTGGGCTAGTCCACTCAATCTGTATATTCTTAAATCCTCCGGTCGCCGTTAAGCCGGTAGGAGCTGATGGGGCGGAAGTATCACCAAGGGGCGTTAGCGAGCCGGTCAATGCGGTGCTTTTTGCACCAATAGAATTTACCGCCAATACGGATATAGCGTAGTTGGTGCCTGTCCTGATCGGAGCCACTAAATATTCATTCGTAGTGGATGTCACGACAAACGTATAGCCTGTAGATACTTCCTCAATCAGGATTTCATAGTAATCAACAAATCCATCTACCGATTCTGTCCATTGAATCAGTAACGCATTAACCAATGCGCCATCACCTGCGAAGGATGTTGTCTCCGTCAGGACAAGGTTTGTGGGAGCTGTGACGGTTGAGCCGTCGTTTGTCGGTGGCGTGCTGGGAAGGTTAAACGGATTTTCGTCACCAGCAGTCCAGTCATAAACCGCCGAGGCTGTCTCAATACAGCTTAGGTTTACAGCAATAGCGCCACCAGTAGCCGCGCCAATCGTGTAATCAAGAACCTCAAACGGCTTTGCCGTCCATCCGAGGCGCGTATTGCTTATCGTGATAAAGTCGCCAGCCTTGAGCTTTAAGCCAGCCAGATTCAAAGGAACTGTCACAGACAACTGCTGACGCGATTTTAACAGTGCAATCTTGGCTAATCTCTGCGCCCTTATGTTGTTTGTCACAAAAGGCAGTGGCATATCCAAGTAGATAGGATCGCCGTCCTCTAGGGCGTATGTAGAGCTGATCTGAGCAGGATAATCACAAAGGGTATAGTTTTCCTCTTCAGACAAGAACACGCCCTTGACTCCGTTATATAGCCCTCTGCGGCTTTGCTTGGTCTGCACCTGTATCTCGCCAACCATGACCGTTTCGTCTATATCAATCGTTGGCGTCACATAGGCGGCGGCTTGCAAGAAGTATTTGCCGCCGGAATAGCCAAGTCTACCGCCCATAGATGCAAGGAGTGCCTCAATGTTGTTTTTGATGCTTGAGCCTGTATCCAAAACACCGTCACAGCGCCATCTGGCGTGAGAGCCGCCACCACTTAAATCCACCAGCTCATCACAGATGTCAGCGGCATCCTCAAAGGATGTATCATCTAAGACGCTTGCCGCCTCGCCAAGACCATAGTAAGTGTTGATTAGGTAATCCCTCACGCACAGAGCTGGATTGTTTGAATAAGCCGTGGCTTGGGTTCTGGGATCGTATACCTTCTTGCCCTTAATAACAGCCGAGATATTTGGTACACCATTGGGGAACTTCTTTCTATCTTTGTCCCACTTCAGCCTGACCATCGCATACGAAACGCCGTTTAAAACGTGAGTTGATGTCCAGAATATAGACGCGCTTGTTAGGGTTGAGTCAGCCGTTGTTTGGGTGCCATCGTAATAATTTATAAGCGCCCAGCTCGACCAATCGCTCTGGTAAACGCCATTGCTCCAGACCAGCTCATCGTTAAAGTAGAACTCCTCAAAGTCCTCTACTTCGTGAGCGGCAAACGCAATGACAAGATACAAGTATTCGTTTTGATTGGCGTTCGCCAGAAATACAACTGACCCACCAACTCGGCATTTTCCATAAATAACCTTTCGGGTAGATGCGGCTTCCCTAATGGTTCCGGTCACGCCTTGCATCATGCCGCTGAAATCAGGCTTTGGTGTTAGCGCCCTAGAAACAATTGATAAGCCAGCGCCAAGGGCAAAGTACCCAAGGCCAACGGCAAAGCTAGTGACAAGCCCACCAAGAGCCGCGCCACCTAGCGCCGCGAGTCCTGCAATAGCCGAAATAGCCATTAATTAACCTTTAGAGAGTAGACGTTCTCTATGTGAGCAAAATCCATTCGCTCCAGAACTGGGCCAAACGACTGGTGTATCTTGCTATTGATGTTTATCAAAGTAACGCCTTCGTCCTTCAATTCTTCAACGGCGTACTTGATTAGTTTAATGCCAGCCGTTCCCTTTCTATGTCCTTTCTTAATAAAGACAATGTCATTGTTAGCAAAAAGATGATCCATGTAGTGAAGGCTTCGATTAACGATAATCACAAAATAACCAACAAGCTCGCCATCTTCCCTAGCCGTATAAACGCGCAAAGCGCCCTGATCGGCAAGCCTAGCGTACCCCTTCCAGTCTGGATTAAGCCGTATGCTGTCTTTATGTAATGCAATCTCTTGGTAGTGCTGTTCGATCAGCGGCTTGATCTCATTTTTTACGTTGGTAAACGATTCGTGCGCGAATTCCATAAGATCACCTAAAAATTAATTCTAAAGCCGTAGGGCGAAGTATAGCCGCCGTTATCGTATCTAATTGGGTTCGCATCCTTGTCGCCCCATACGATATTCTTTTCTTGTATCTCGGCAACATACTCAAAGCCGTCATCATTAGGATATTCGATCCTTTGGTCGTTGTCCGTGTACCTTCTGACCCGCGTTCTCTCAAACTCAATAAGACGGTTCTCCACAGAGACATTGATCGTGGCCGTCTCTCCACCATCGGTTATCGTCATGGTGTCCATAAAGCCCGAAAAGACAATAACAGGATCGGCAATGACGCTATTATTCTCATCCATAGCGCCTATCTTAATAATAAGCTCTCTCCCCTGATAGTCCTCATCTTTTGCCTTGTCTAACAAAGGGCTGGTTATCCCTGACAGCGTAACCTGAGCGCCGTTAGCCCGAAGCTCAACATTCTCTTGAATGCCTGAAATGTTTAACAGGTTGCCAGCTCCGACATATGTCTTGCCGCCATAGGTCAGCTGACCAAATCCAGACCACAGATATAAATAGCTTGTCGGTGCGTTTGAGTCGAAATAGGCTTCCACAAAGATCAGCGGCCTTACAACCTCTGCGGTTGCGACCGCTTGCATTGCCGCAGTTAGTGACCTAGACATTAAAGCGCCTCAACGCAGGCAAAAGTGAAACCGTAAAGACTGGCCTGATTAATCGACCAGCCTATCTCGTTGCTAGCCAACCGCCACGTACCCACAGGAAGAGTGAAGTCCATCGTTGTGCTTACTGAGACGGCATCTCTCAAAGGCGGCATGATCTTTATGTTAGATGCGTCCGTCCTTTCTGTGACTATGTAGAGCCTGCTATTCACTTCAAAATAATCACCAGCGACCACGCCGGAGGTTGTGCTTGCCGTGATAGAAGTGTCGCCAACAGCGCCGGAGCTGATGGTTCCGGTCGCCGTGGTTGAGTGCAGTGGATTGCCCATCGTGAATGTCTCAGCCATGCCTCGCAGAGACGCAAAAAACGCCTCGTATTCTTTAGCCTGCGCCCTAGTCATTGCCGGTAAAGAGACTTCTGCCTCCCATCGCACGCCCTGATGCTGATAGACCTGCTGGTCATAACTAAAAGGTGACTCGCTCATGGCTACCGCAGAGCGCAATCGCATGGTCATGCTCTGGATGCCTACCGTTGTGGGAAATGCCGCCATTATGCGCCTACCAGTGATTTGCTGTAGTTACCGCCTCGCATCCTAGCTTCGGCTACTGCGGCCTTGGCTGTCTGCGCGATCTGCGGCATTAGATTGGCAACCTCTGCCCTTACTGTCTGAGCTACGCCCGTGGATATGTTGATGTTCTGGTTTACTGTAACTCCACCGCCGCCCATTCTGCCGTTAGGGACAATCTGCCCTCCAGCAGAAGGCACGAATAGCTCAGGGCCATTCTCGCCCACTAAGTAAGGCGAGCCAGCCGATACAGGGCCACCAACAGCCCTAGTCCCTGCGCCAGCACCACCGCCGCCAGCACCAGCACCAGCACCACCTATAAATGTTGTCAAGGCATCGAATAAAGGCTTAGTAATGTAATACTGCACAAGCATTTTAATAAGGGAATCAATGACGCTTTTCGCCATGTCCTTAACCGCATCGGCAAAGTTCTTAGCCCCAGTAATGGCGTCAGTAAAGCCCTGCGTAAACGAATTCATTGCGCCTGTAACAACGCCCTTAAATGCTTGGTCTAGCGTTGGCATTTGCTTAACCACATCACCAATCACCTGAGCAATGCGCTCGAATATGCTTACTGTCTCAGCGCCTTTAGAATTAGCGCCCTCAAGGGATTCGGGTAAGGTTCCTATGTTTTCAGCAAACTCTAGGATTGCATCAGCCGCCGCGCCAAAGTTTATAGCCAAAGCGTTAGATATTGGCTC